TCAAGACATGGGTATCTGGATTAGATACTGTCCATAGTTCCCGACACTCTTTACCGTAAGGGCTATAGATGGCTGGTACTTGAGCCATATTGGGACTGTGATGGGCCATCCTCCCTGTAATGGTACGTAAGGTTAGTACCCTGCCTCTGACCCTCTCATCCTCACCACATTCCTGTATCCAGGATTTAAGTAATCCGGTACGTTTCTGTAAAAGGAAATACCGACTGAACATCTTAGCTTCTTCCATATTTATTTTCTCAAGAATTTCTTCAGAGACTATGATACTTCCTTTATCAGTATGATGTTTAGGCTTCCATCCTTTTTCCATGAGGCGTTCTGCTATTTGTTTTCGACTTGCAATATTAAAAGGTGTACTCTTGGGTATCTTTTTAACAGGTGAATAAGTAATAACAGGCTCAAACATCTCATCAGCTTTTCGTTCAAGCTCATGTTGTTCATCTTCCAGTTGAGAAAGAAACAGCATAGCCTTTCGTATGTTAAAAGCAAAGCCGTTGTTTTGTTGCTGATCTACTATAGCTCTTACCTTTCTCTCCAGTTCATAAGACTGTGAAGAAAATCTTTTACCTTCTTCTTCCATAGTCTTGGCAAGTTTACCTGTCAACTCGACATCTTTCTTACAGTATTCCAGCATCTCCGGGCTGTAGTATTCAAACTCCGTAAAGTTTCCCTTGGGAAAGTTAAGTCTTTCTCCCCATGCTTCTAGAGAATGACCGCCGTCCCTGATAGGGTTATATAACTGGGATTCAATAAGAGTATCCCTAACCTGAGACAGTCTTATATTAGAGCCAGTTAGTTTGTTAAGTATTGGAGCATCAAAACTAATACCATTATGCATTATAAATTCATCTATTTGTTTTGACCAACCTGCAAACTGTTGACACTCATCCCCAATCCATACCTTTTCCTTATTGGATGCAAGACATCTTGCTACAATACAATGTATTTTTGTAGCCTTAATTTTATCTGTTTCTATATCAACTATTACCTTTGTCATATGTCATATCCACCTGATAGGCTTGTTTTATAGGGATGTGAAAAAACAATTCACCTTTCTTAACATATCTATTCGATGCTTCTTTAACCTCACTCTCCAAAACTGTATCTCCATCTACATGCCATGCTTTACTACAATCATGATTGAAGACTACAAACGTAAGCAAACAATTTCTATGATCTCTCTTCCATTTTTCAAGCAGCCTTCTCTTTCTATGAGGAATACGTAACTCAGTCCAGTTTTCAGGCCACTCTTCTTTCCATGCATATTTGATTTCCACCTCATAAAAATGTGGATCTCCCATATCATCTGTCTTGACAGTCAAATCAAAGTATGTAGTCTCTTCTGAATTAACAGTACACCTTGGTTGATTATGTTCCAGCCATCCAATCATATGTTTCTTGGCTGTAGTATCGGCTATATCATATGTTGTTTTATTAAAAGGTTTCTTCATTATCATTCTCCATAAAAGGATTGTCTACTTGGGTCATTCTTCCAGTGTCTTTGTCATAATAAAGATAACAAGATACACCAGTGTCTCCGGTATATCTATTTTTAAGTATTCTTATTGTTGTAGTGTTAGCTTCATATGCATCCTCCGCTTGTTGATTGCGTTCCAAGGCAATGACAGAATCACTTAGATGAGCTATGCTTGCCGATCCTCTGAGATGTGAGAGAGATACTTCCCTGCCATCTTCATGCCCTCGATCTCCTGCTGGCCTTCTGAGATGGCTGACAAGTATCAAGGCTATCCCTGTTTCTTCCACCAGAGATCTAAGTTTGGTCATGAGAATGTCAATGGACTTACGTTCATCTCCATTGTCCTCCTGACCAGATACCAAGATGGATAAATGATCCAGAAATATCCACTTACAATCAAGTGCCTTTGCCATGTGCCTGACCCTATCAAGGATCTCATCATTAGATATAGATCCAAAGTGATCAAAGGCATAGAATCTTTTACTATCAATGGTTTTCTTTTGCCAATCTCTTAACTGCTTATCAGTAAATTTCTTCCGTACTTCTTTAATATAAAGTCTGGCGTTAGCTTCAACACTCATGATACTGAAAGCGGTATTCCGAATACTTTCCTCCAAGGCCAAGACACCTATCCCATCTTTGGTATTCATCATCAGATGGTACATCAGTTCACGTATGATAGAACTCTTACCCATCCCTGCACCGCTGGTAAAGGTAACAAGCTCTCCTGTACGTAGACCATAGGTCTTCTCATTCATCTTAGGCCAAGGATAAAGACACGTCTCGCAATCAAATTCATCGTAGAGAGACTCACCCAGATCAGCCAGATTTATAATACCTGCTGGAGTATAGGTCTTGGAATTCCACCAAGCTTGAGTAAACTTTTCTCTCTGACCTGCCTTTAGATATTCATTAGGATCTTTTAATTCTAGAGAAACAATCTTACACTTGTTGGGTTCAAAAAGCTGCGCTACCTTTTGAGAGGCTTCCCTGCCTGGAGCATCGTTATCAAAGCAAAGAACAATTGTTTCAAACTTATTTAAATAATCGAAAGCTTGCTTACAATTTTCCAGAGCGGAGGCTGCACCATTTTTGATAGAGACACACGGCCACTTTGATCCCATTAGTTCGTAAGCAGACATTGCATCTACTTCACCTTCACATACTGTGATAAACTTACCGGATTGATTAAAGATGTTCTGTCCAAATAATCCAGCAACCCCTAGATTACCCTCTGACCAGAACCTTTTGTTCTGCACATCCCTTACTTTGTTAGCAATATAGTTACTATCCTTATCAAAGTATTGGTAGATGTGCTGCGTGATAGTGTTACCTGTCTTGTTTACCTGAGTATTATATTTCTTAGCTGTCTCCTTACTTATTTTTCTATCGGTAATAGCTGCTGTTATGCCTTTTGTTTTGTTATATTCTACATTTGAATGTCTTTCGGACATTGGAACTATTTTTGTTTGTTGCGTCATGTCTTCTCCAAACCTTGTCTGACAACTAAAACAATACGAATGTCCATCTTCATGCTGAACATTCGCTCTGCCTGCCCCACATTCAGGACAAGTTCCTCTACTAGGCCATTGACTAGCCATAGCAATCTCCTATTTTTTATTCTTTGAAATACTTTTTCTTATGGAATAAGGAATATCTGGACTATATCCCATATGTCTACACAGTGTTTCTCGATATTCAAGTTCTTCTTCAGCTTCCTCCTTATTGTTAAAGTAATCAATGATAATATTACCCTGTGATTTCTTAAGAATGAGTTCCCATTTAGACATCTCTAAAAGATTCCTTCCAAAGATTCATAACAAAGTCTTCTTTATCCTCCATGATTTCATCAATTTCTTGCTTGGCAAGTTTCTTAGATTCTTTTTGAGTATAGCCTTCTTCACTGTACTGTTTCACTAAATCTCTGAAGAGATTGTTCCTTTCCTTTTGCCATAAATTTTTAGGCATCTAATTCTACCCATCTATTATTAGCTGCAACTTGTTTTAATTTAGATATTTCTTTACGCAGTTGTTTAATTATTTGTTCTTGTTCTTCTACCTGTTTTTTTAATACATTTATATTTTTATATAATATATTTATAGATGCAAAAGATTTTAATTCAGAATTAGACATATAAAGCTCTCTATCAAAGGTAGTCATTATTATACTCCTTTTATTGTCCCATGTCAATATAGAAAATATGATTACCAATTTGTCCCATAGCTTTAAAGTTAGGATTAGATGCCCAGCTAGGTGTTACATGGCTAGCATGATAATGTGTACAACCCACAGTCTGCTTAAGTTGTATGCCCATGAGTGACATTTCTGCAACTTCAGAAGAAAATAAAGCTGAAGCAAGGTCATCATACTCTTCTCTTTTACCATCACACCAGTAACTAAATTGACATTTATATTTTATAATCTTACCCATAAACTTCTTGGCTTGGTGTACTACTCCACAGATTGTATCAGGATAGTTACTGCTTTCTTTTCTTGTTAGTATTACACCAGCTACAGCCAACATTCCAATAAGTTTTTCACTTCTAGCCTCATGATAAATAGCTTCAACCAGGCATTCAAACTCATCGTCTTGTGCCTTAACTGTAGATACTAAAGTAATAAACATAATAAAACTAAGTAATACTTTCTTCATTATTTATTCTCCTAAAGCAGGAGCAAAAGTAAAAATAGTAAATCCATTATATACCTCCTACATTTTCACGTTGTATATCATTATGGTTTAACTCAGCCCAGTAAATCTCAAGGGCTTCTGTTTCTTGGTGTGCTATAAACTTATGCATCTCACCTGCTGGTACAATAGACGAGTCGCCAGCAAACAGATGTGTGCTATCACATAAGCCATAGTCTTTCCATCTCTGGATTTCTAGCTCACCGCTGATTACATAGAACATGTTGATCTTTGATTGATGCTTATGTTGTGAACAGTAAGCCCCAAGCTCTACCTTAATTCTATGTACTTCTATGGCTGGTGATTGCAGGATAGGTTCTGTAGTACCCCATACTTTACCTTCGATGACACTCATCTAGCTCCTCCATTCCAAGCTTCAACAGCTTCTTCAATCCATTCAGCACGATCAGTAATAAGATCGAATACATCCCCTACTGGTACTCTTTCTTCTTCTTCCGTAAGATATTCTATTATATAATTAACTTGCTCTTTAGTTAAATGTATATTATTCATCTTACTTCTCCTCTAATCTAAAATAAATGTAGTCATCTCCTAATGTAATAGATTTAACATTGGGGTTAACCTTTTGTTTCCCTACATAATTCCATTCCAGGTCAGGGTTAGTGGTTGTTTGTTGATGTACCTCATCAAAGAACTCCTTGTTGTCTATGTAAAAAATAAGATTTGTTATCATAGAAAATACTATAAACATTTATTTCTCCTTGTATGTAATTTCTAATTTAGATACGATCTCTTTAACTATGCCATCAAGGTAGGGCTGTAACCCTGCTCTATGTATGTTAAATAACTTCTTATGTTGTGCCAGTTCTTCTTCAAGATCTTTAATCTTTAAATCTTTTTCGTCTAGTTCTTCATCAGCCATTATAGTTCTCCTTGTTGTTTACCATATTCTAAAGCTTTCTTGTGAGAGCCTGTAAAATATCCTAAAACTTTATAAATTGGTGATCCCCATATCTGATCATAGTCTCTCCATGCTTCTATCTTACCACTATTATGCAAAATTAATACCCAATTCTTTTCCATTATTTACCCTCTAATGTCCAAGTTTAGTGTTGCGTTCTACTGCCTCATCTCTAGTAATACATTCAAACTTTTCAATACTTATCAGCTTGTTTTTAAAGCGATTACTTATTGATAAAGACAGTGTGTCAGTAAATTCTGTTACATTTTTCTGACACAATTTTATATCCGTATAAGGATATGTATATTGTATCCAACCTAGGGAAGGCTGACCACTCAGCATAACCAAGGCTGTTACAAAGTATGTTGTAATCATTCTTCTGTTTCTCCTACTACTTGCTGGTTTCCTTCCAAAGCCTTAACACTAGCAGATACTTCAGACATGGGGTAAGTCTGATCAACATAGATATCTTTGTGTTTGTCTCCGAAGTGGAACTGTTTCAAAAGAGAAGCTTCGTCCTCATAAGGATCGACATTCTCCAGCATGGTCCATCCCTGCTTCTCTGCATCCTCCTTATTTTCTGCATCTACAATAAATTCACACCACTGAGTAGTGGCGTGTTGTATTCTAACACAATACTGTTCAGTCATCTTCTTTCTCCTAGTCTTCATCCAGCAAAGTTACCGTAGCTGGATCATAGTTTTTAAACATATCATGCAATTCTATTTTACTTGTTGCTTTCCAATCTTCTTTTTTAAGATCAGAGTATTCAACTTCGTAGCGATAGATAAGTATTTCACAAGCTCTATTACAATACCTGTCTATATGCTTGTAAGCCTCATCCAGAGTAGGCTTGGACTTATGCCAGTATGTTGTCCCACTCCA